AGGTTCCTGTTTTGCTGCTGTTCCTGATATCATTCTCAATCCCTCGTTCATGATAATGGCTGCATTATAGTGCCACACTAAGATAAAACGATCACTCTCCGAAATTTGCCTATCCGTCCGTCAGAGAACTATAAATACGTGAATCCCTCGGCACGAGCTGTGTCCCCTAGCATACCTTCACTCAGTGGACATCGGATGAATGATTAACGTCACTGTGTCTGCATTATCGAAATCAATAACGGCATGTTTGTCATGAAGACTTGATCCAACGTAACGCCCCAGATGCATTAATGAGAGTATTAGTCGAAGCGCGCGAAATGAGAGGTATTAAGATTGGGCCAGACCTGCTGAATTTTCATGAGATGAGACGCGCTGAAATTCGACTATTTGATGTGAGAAGCGAAGAAGTTTTTTGTAAAGGCCATTCGACCATAAAAAACTTTTCTATGAAGAAAAAACAATCGTGATTCAAGCGATCAGGAATATGTGATGGCATAGATTGAATAGTGTGATTTCGGGATATTTCGTAAAAGTCACAGAAAAATCTTTATAAATCATAGAACAAAAAAAGACCGAATACTATTATATTGCATAAAAATCAGTTGCTTACAGAGTAAAATGGCGACTTAATGGCTCTGGCTATAATATCAAAACGCGTGCCACACTTTATAAAATGTGACACCCTTTTGTCATATGTATCCTAGAATTGAACTAATTAAAGATAATTGTGCTGGATCTGCAATATTTTTTAATCTCTTTTGCATCTCTAGCCTAGCACGTGCTTCAGAATGAGCTAGAGAGTCAAGTTCAAACATTTTGATGCTAGCATCTCCTTTAGAACTGCTAGGCTGTATCATCACCTTCTCCATTTCAGTTACCCATGAGTAATGTTGACCAGGAATGTCGTATCTAGGATGAACAATTTTGAATATACAATTTGAGTATGAGAGAGGATCTTTACTTACTACAGTTTCCTTATTGCCTTTTTTTAATGGACTATTACATAAATTGCATGCCAAATATAAATTATCAATTTCGAATGTATATTCAACATGCTTGGGTCTTGCAGCTCCACCTTTAGCTGCTAAATGCTCAATTTCTGTCTTACCAGTTTCATCTAAAGGTAAACCGCAATACGCACATTTATTATCTTGAGCTATCAACAGCTGTTTTTTTAAAATTCTCTTGAATATGATTATTTCTGGCCTTCTCAAATCCCACTCACCTCCTACTAATGGATTGATTTTTTTTATTTTATTTATAATGTATGGTGGGATGTAGATTTTCATAATCACTCTATTTATCATTTTTCTCACCAATGTATATACGAGCTTGATTAATGATAATATTCAAAGGGTCATTAGCATCTAAAACGATTTTCTCTAAATCTCTTAGCAACTGTTTTAGACGGTTGATGTCCGAACTCTTTTTGGAAATTAAACCTGATAATTCATAAAGATCCATCTCAACTTGTGCATTGCGCATAGTTCTTAAATGAAAAACCTTATACAAAATATTTTCAACAGACCATGCATAAGTACTATGTTCAATGTATTCGCATAGCCTTTGCCCATTGTCTTGCTCAATGGATGTTAATGATGATGAATTTGGCTCTAAGTCTGAAATCATAAAATGCGAGTGTGATGCCAACACCAAATGGCAATCAAATCTAGAGTTGATTGTTTGTTTAATAAAATTTATATACTTCATTTGCCATGTTGGATGTAGACTTAACTCTGGCTCATCAATCAATAACAATGTATTTTCTTTAATACTTTCAATCAAATTAAATATGGTGAATATAATATTCTTTTCACCAGAACTCGTCTCACCAAATGAAAAGTTATCTTTCTTAAAAAATTCAATATCAGGATTGCTAATAAGCTCAAGCCTTTCAAGACGAGACAAAGAATCAAATAAAGCTGAATTAATAAATGAGCCTTCGTTACTCAGATTCAACGTAAGTCGAATCTTCCCATCACTTAAAATAGACTCTTTTCTTAATAGCTCGATATCCTGTATTACAATCTCCGGATTTTCATTTATTTTAAATAGTTCGACTTCATTAAAATACTGTTTTCTCCTTGCTATTGAAGCTATTTTATGAATAATAGAATTTAATGGCATGGCTTTTTTAAATAAGGTTTTCCTCATTAGGATATAAGTTATTTCTACAGTTTCAGCCATGCCTAGAAAGGCTAAAGTGTCTCTAATTGCTTTCAATTTTCCTGTATCCGCTACAGACGCTATTAGAGAATTTGTTATCATTCTTTTAATTGTGCTAGTGTATGAAGCATTTGACGTCGCCCTTATTCCTCTGTAATCATAAAAACCATCTTCCTCAAACCTTGAAAATGAAAACTTATCATTAACCATAAAAGACATCGCAACAACTTTGCTTGGCAAAATAATAGATGCCGATTCCGTTCTAACTCCATTTTTTTCGAAGAAAACCTTACCTTTTTCTTTCTGAATGAAGTAAATATCCGAATCTATTAGGTATTCAACCGAAGCGAATTCATATTTATAATGTGATTTCTTATCGTTTCTCACAAGTTTCTCAATGTATCTGAAGAAGTCAGCTATCTGTGATAACAAATAGCTTTTACCAGAACCATTTTCTCCAATAATAATACTACTCAATGGGTTGAGACGAATGTGCTTTTCAGCGTCTGCAAGTTGACAATCATATAAAACATTACCTTTATGATTTATCTTAAATGATAAAAGTGTAAACAATTTTATTTTCTCCTAAATTCCGCCACGCAAATAACTACCCATAACTAATTGATTTAAATAACTAAACCACCTTGCAGCACTATAAAAATTAAAATTAATTTCTCCTAAGGGTTATACTCCATTGTTAGTACCACTTTGCCTGCAACTGTTATCTCATCAGTACCGCAAGTAAAACTTATTGTCTTACTAGATACATTTATTTTTTTCCCCGGTAAAAGAGTCACGTCATAAACATCATATTTATCATCGATCCCTAATAGCCAGCGACCATTACTAATATCAATCACATTCATATCTACGATCCATGCGCCAGAGTTACTTGAGATGAATACAGGTTCCGTCGCAGGGTGAGGCATAAAATTTAAATTTATTTTCCAATAACCAATTTCATTAAGCACACCAGCAATCAAATTTTTATGAGGTATGTTTGACTCATCCTGAGAATAGGATTTTTCAATTAGCTGATCACTCTTTCCTGTAGCTAACCATCTTAAAGAGATCCCTGTATCTAACGCGCAAGTTACTACAACATCACCTGGAAAATAATTTCGTCTTACCCAAGTGCTAACAGTTCCTGAGGAAATATCAAATAACTCGCATAGTTCTTTCTGTAAGCTAAATCCATATGCATCAAGGATTCGTCGCAGCACCGGCTTACCACCATTCGCCATGACTTCTTCGTAAATAGCCTTCCCTCTGACGTCTGTACTAGAACTGGCGGAACTTGCTTTTTCAAGCTGTCCAGTTACTAACCAGTTAACGTCCGCGCCGGTATCTAGAGAGCACTGCACGATAACATTGCCTGGAACCTGTCCACGCGCGAGCCAACTCGCGACATTGCTCTTCGCAATTTCAAGCTTGTCGCTTAACTCTTTCTGCATGGTGAAGCCATACGCTGAGAGGATTCGTTCTAAAACATCGCTCGCAACTGCATTTTCAAGACGCATTATTTTCACCAATAAACGCTAAAATATATTTACAGTTAAATAAATGCGATCTAAAGTGTTTGCACGCCATATGCAACACCATAGAACACGTTTAACCAATAGGAGATACTGCGTTATGCATACTGAAAATGCAAACAACCAGAACGCATTTGACTTAGTGCAATCTCAAGATTTTATTGCCAATGTTGCAGCGATTTTGATGCCAGCCATCAGTGACGCGGTAAACGACGCCGTAAACAAAGCCGTCACGCTCGCCACATCCCCAACCATGTCTAAGCAGGACTTTGCTGCAGCCAACCGCATCAGCCTGTCTGTGCTGGAGAAATGGATTGCTAATGGCGTTGTCTTGCTTGCCCCTACTCCATCTTTCACCTACACGCAGAACCGCACTAATCGTAAGACCGGCGAAGTGGTAGAAACCACCATGACGAAACATGGCAATCCGCTTATCAATGTTGCTGCATGGCGTGAGAAGAACCGCCAACAAGCAATCAAATGCCGCTATATCAAACCATAACTTGATTTTGCAAGTTAAGAAGGATCTGAGCATGTTTGATTTCAAGGTTTCTACCCATACCCATTACGACGATGCCTGTCGTAAATTCGCCTTAGCTCACAACATGGAAGACGTCGCTAAGCAGTCCGGCATGCGTGCACAAACGCTGCGTAACAAACTGAATCCAGATCAGCCACATCAGCTTACCGTCTTAGAAGTTTTAGCTCTCACTGATGTCACTGAGGATGCAACGTTAGTTGATGGTCTGCTGGCGCAAATCCAGTGCCTCCCCTGCGTGCCAGTAAATGAAGTCGCTAATGAGAAGTTTCCCCTGTATGTCATGAAGGCTACTGTAGAAGTGGGCCAGTTGGCAGCTGGCGCAATCTCTAAAGAACCTATGACAGCCAACTGTAAACGTGGCCTGCTGCAAAACGTTAATAGCGGTATTCGCTGCTTAACACTGGCCGCAATGGCAGTGCAGGCACGTATTCAGGCTAACCCGGCACTGTCCTCAACTGTCGATGCTATCAGCGGCATCGGTGCATCATTTGGCATGAGTTGAGGGGTAATCATGATCTCATTGGCAGCAAGGCTTAAACGCCAAAGCCCATCCATGTCATACGGACACGGCTGGATCATGGGAGAAAACGGTAAGCGCTGGAATCCGGCAACGCCGTCAGCTTCAGAAGTCAAAGCGCAGGCATTACCCAAGAGGAGCAAATCATGGCTATCGAAGGCGATTCTATGCTGGTCGAACTGACAGCCGGTCAACGTGTTGCCGCGTTGAATCAAGTAGCTCTGCTTCGGGCTCAACTTATGGGCAGTAATTGCGAAAAAGATGTAGCCCGTTTTATTGCTGAAATGCGCGATGTTACTGACAGCAATTATCAGGATAACAAACGTGCTTTAAGTGCCATTTTCTTTCTGGCAAACATCGGTAAAGACCG